CCCTCCCGTTTAGTTTTTCAGCTCCGGCAGGCCGGCCAGGCTGGTAAGCAGGCTCAAAAATGCCGCCAGCGCGGCGGTGCTGACAACGGTCAACCAATTTACCTCTGACAGCATTGCCGCTGTGCCGACGGTGGCCAGTGCCGTTTGTGCCAGGGTTTTGATGGCGCGGACAGCCGCCGCCCTCCACCAATTTTTCCAGTTTTGATTCATAATTCCTCCCACAAATTTCTGTTTAGCGGGTTAGCACCCGCGGGCAATGCGTGCACGGTGCGCAGGGTATCGTTACACATCCTGATTGTGCTCGGTTCGTGACTGCCAACCGTAAATTTCTGTTTATCGTACCAGCCAAAGCCTCCCTCTTTGAGGGAGGTGCCCCGGAGGGGCGGAGGGAGTTAACTCCCCCAGTCACCTTCGGTGACAGCCCCCTCATTGAGGGGGCCTAGAATGGTGCGGTGATTACTAAGGTAAACAGAAATTTACTTATTCTCCAGGGTTTTGATCCTATGCTCCAGGACCCGGAGCTTTTCCTCCATCACCGGCATCCGCAGAGCAAAATGGTTATGCTCCCGAACCTCCCGGGTCAGCTCCTCCAGCTTGGTATCTGTCACCGCCTGGGTGCGCTCCAGCTTGGTCTGCAAGCTGCGGTTGCCGCTGACATTCGTCACGATCACGCCCGCCAAGGTCAAAAGTCCTGTGATTACCGCAGCGATCACGCTGTACATTATGCCACCCCCAGCAAAGAGGACATCGTCTCCTCGCCGGCGATGCCGTCGATCTGAAGGCCCTTTGCCCGCTGGTATTTGCTGACGGCGCTGTGGGTATCGTTGCCGAAAATACCGTCGGCTCCGCTGTTGCCCACAGAGTAGCCTCTGCCCATCAGCAAAATCTGCAGCGCCCGGACATCCTCGCCTCTGGCGCCGTGCTTTAATAGCGCTACTTTCATTTCGTATTCCTCCTTCTGCTTTGGGGGGTCCGCGTACTTAGGCACACCGTAGCCCCGGATATATTTATGATTGACCGGGATGTAGCGGCGCTTTACCTTGTTCTGATAGTTGCCCTCGATAACGGAGATCTGGCCGTCCTTCACCGACTCCACAATGCCTACGTGGTCGGCATCGGTGGCATCGTCACCGGTTTGTTTCGCCTCCCAGTTGTAAAAGATCAGCTCCCCGGGGTTGGGCACCCGGCTGTCGCGCTCATCCCAGGCGCCCATTTTCTGCAGGAGCTTGATCATCCGGGTGCAGCTGCACTCCGGGGGGATAATGTCGGTGTAGCCCACCTTCACCGCCACCGCAGTGACAAAGGCGGCGCACCAAGGGTCTTTCACCGTCATTTTGTGACCCCGGGGCAAGGGTCTGTATGTATTGTAGGTGTCCAGGATCTGACGGTAAGAGCCGTCGGCTTCCTGCAGCCCCAGCCAGGCCTTGGCCTGGTCCACTACCTTATGGGCATACTTCGCCATTTTCTGCCTCCCGGGCGTAGCGAGCTTCGATTTTTTCGTTGATCTGGGCCAAATCTTCATCGGACAGTACGCCCTTTTCCATCCAACCGGCAGCATTGAGGATCACCCAGTAATCCGCCTGCTTGCCAACGGCATCCAAAAGACCCTTTTTGATAAAATCTTTCAAATTGAACATCGTTTTCCCTCCTTAAATGTTACCGCCCAGGGCGGTAATCGCATTTGTCAACTTGTCAATAACCGTAGCCGGACTTGTTTTGCCCTTTACCTCTGTATCGCCACAATCGCTGTAGAAACAATTTGTACCCGGCAGAGCCGGAATGTTGCGATCGATATACCCATCATCGGATTCAGCGACAAAAGTTCCGGTTTCGGGATCGTGCCAATATCCACCTTCGCCATTGTGCAGATAGCCGGTATTCCAGTTATAGTAACCCTCATCAACAACCTCGGGAGCATTGGTAAGGTCAGCGGTAAATTTCTGTCCTCTGGGAGACTCCCACTCGGTCACAACCGTTCCTTTTTCTATCTGCGGATATACGGTAAGATTATTGACGGTAACACCTTTTGTTATTTGCATATAGAGGAGGCCGTTTTTGGTATTGACCAAAAAAATCTCGTCACTACCATTAAGCAAAGATAGTGTAACTCCGTTTACAACAGTAATGCCGTTGCCGGCAGTCTTCGCATATGCTCCGATTAAATTGATGCCGTCTTCCGGCTTCAAGCTATGATATATATATCCTGTTGCAGTACCATTTAGCGTAATGCTACCATCCTCATTGTTGGTGATTGTAACGCCATTTATTGTGGCTGACGAGTTTGCATAGGGAAAAGGAATCAGATTCTTTCCCTGTTGGTGCATAGTAATCGTGCCGTAGACTTTCGGCGGTAGCTTGCTGATCACCTCTAAAGGATATTCCTCTATAGGCTCACAGACCGCCACAGCACCACTTTCCGTAAAGTCAGGACACAGCTTGTCCACGATATTCTTAGCGGACCAGGCATCACCGCCAACGGTGCTGTCGTCGATAACGGCGTGGTTTACCTCGTTGGCAAGGACCGCCTCCAATTCTGAAATCTTCCGGTCTGCCTCGTTTATCAGCCGGGTCAGCTCCGTGGCCTCTCCGGAGGATGCCACCGACTCGTCCCCATCTTGGTATACGGTGTCCGCCACCGTCAATAAAAAGGCCGCGGAAGTCAAAAGGGCTTCGTTTTCGCCGTAAAGGCGGAGCTCGCACTCCAGTTCACCGGGCAGAGCGGTGGTCTGGGGTGTTAAATCATAATAGATGACCCCGTCAGTTATGGTGCAGGCATTGAACAAATGGCTGCCATCCGGCTTTACTGCCGTAAATACGGCGCTGCAGCCGGAGGCGACAGCGTAGGGTCTGCCCGCCTGGGTCAACCGGATCCGCAAAGTGCGGTGCGTGTCTCCCCGCTTCACCGTCACCCCAGCAGTATCACAGCTGCGGGAGAGCTCCAGTGTCAGATCATGGATTGCACGCTGCATTTTTTCGCCTCCTGTCTGTTTTTGGTGTTAAACATAGCTTTCTCCTTTCATATTTCGCCGCCCTGCTCCTTCACAAAGCTCAGGCTGTAAAGCCTTACTTTGCCCTCACCCCGAAGCTGCAGCTGCAGAAAATCGCATCGCCGGAGGCGCAAGGGCAGGCTAAAGCTGCGAAGGCCCGTCCCGGAGACAGCCCCCAGTGGGACCCATTCCCCTTTGCCGTCGTAGCGGGCATAGATCCGGATTTTACTGCCGGATTCCATCTGCAGACGCATAAATATCTTGCTGAGGTAGCGTTTGTAGGGGTCAGTGGCAGGCAAAATTGCCGTCTGAGCCATCCAGGACACCCGCTCTGCGCTGTCCGCTGTCCCGGAGAGGATCAAAATTTTCTCTGCCGTGGCAGCGTAGAGCTTCTCCTTGTGGGTGCAAAAATGGGTTACCGCCAGGTCATCCTCCCGATGCCACAGCTTCCGGCGGGTATCATATACCAACAGATGATGCGCTTCCCCCTCTGCCACACTGATGTAATACTTGTGTCCGATGCCCCCGGCCACGGCGCTGTGAAAGCTACCGCCCGGCTTTTGGGAGATTTTCTCCGGAAACTCCCCTCTGTAAGCGCAAATGCCGTCAGTGGAGTTGTAATAAAGCACACCCTCCACCAGAGCAAGACTGCGGTGGCTGCCCGGCTGAACGCCTCGGCAAATACGGGTTTGGACCCGAAACTGGCCGGGCTTGTTACCCACCACCTTATGGAGGCAATCCTCCCGGAAGAAAATGGGCTGTCCCTCCAAAACCGCCGCCCCGGTAAAGGGTCCGGTTGCTCCCAGCGTCAGCTGACAGCTGTCCGTATCCAAGCCCTGGACCGTGTACCAGTTCCGGAAATCCCCGGCCTTGCTGGCATAGAGCATATTTACCCGGTTGCCGGTACGGTCAACGCCGTAGTGGCAGCCCCACAGCCGGTTTTCCGCCAGAACCACAAAGTCAAGGACCGGCACCTCTCTTTTCACCCGGATCAGGCCCTCATCAGCTGTTTGTTTGGCTGTGATCACCGCAATGCCGGGCAGTACCAGAAAGTTATCTCCCCGGGCAACGATGGTTGCCGTGGTGTTTAAGTTCTGCAATTCCGGGGCGAGAATACCATCAATGGTGACACCGTCCCCCACCCGGAAAGGCTTGCCGATGCCGGCGGCAGAAAACCGCACATAGGTATCCTTCACCGGCAGCCAGCGCAGTTCCGTGGCGCTGTAGCGATAAAGGCTGCCGCCGTCACTGTCGAACCAATACCGCCCATCCGCCGCTGTGGCCGGGGGCTCT